ACAATATAGAATAAATGACTTAGAAAAAAAAATTAATGTCTGTATGAATAATGTTAGGAATATGATACAAAAAGGAAATAAAAATGGAATTATCACCAAAGGAAGCGGAAGTATTATCCTTGGTTGCATTGGGCTATTCAGATAAAGAAATTGGACTTAAATTAAAAATAGCTTACGGCACCGTCAGATCACATATCGACAAATCTCTCTTAAAATTAAATGCAAAAAACAGGACAAATGCAGCCATGATTTACAAATTAGCAAATAAAGATTGGCTAGAGGAATATTATGAAAAGAATAATAATTCACTGGACTGCAGGAACATATAATCCATCTGATTATGAAAAGCGGCATTACCATTTTTTGGTGGATGGAAAAGGTGTTGTTCACAGAGGATTTTACAAGCCTGAAGACAACGAAATTTGCAAAATAGGGAAATATGCCGCTCATACCGGCGGCGGCAATACCGGCTCAATTGGTGTTGCTATTTGTGCAATGGCAGGTTTTAAAAATCAGAATTGTATTGGAAATTTTCCCATTCTAAAGAAACAATTTGAAAGTTGTATGGAATTGTGTGCAAAACTGGCAATACAATACAACATTGAAATTAACAAAAAAAATATTATGACTCATTTTGAATTTGGAAAATCTTACCCCAAATCAACAAGTGCGGGGAAGATAGATATAATTTATCTTCCCCCTTATCCTTGGGTTTCACAAGAAGAAATAGGAAGCTTTTTAAGAACCAAAATAAAATGGTATAAGGCTAATTTGGCTAAAAAATAACATAATTAAATTGTGAAAATTTTAATCACGAAAGGAGTAAAGTTGTGGAAGTTTCTTACTACAATTTGTCTGGCGGAATAAATCAAGCTTTGACAAAAACTGAACTTGGTATTGATACAAAAAAAATTTACTGGACAGATTCTCAAAATATTGAAATTTTACAAAACAGAGGAATTATCAAACAAAAAGGTAATCTTTTGTTTATGGATATGCAAGAGGAAATAACCGGATTGGGTGAAATTTACGCATATAATTCTCATAAAATGGTTATAACAACTATTTCCGGAAAAATTTACATATATAATGCTTATAATAATGAAACAATTTTAGTAAATAAAACATTATCCGGCAGAACTCCGAGATTTGTCAGCTTTTTAAACGGAATTCTCGTAATGAGTGAGAGTGACGGACTATTTTACATAAAAAACAATGAAACCTACGATGTTGTTGACTGCAACCTAAAAGATTTGTCCAATAATACGATTTATGACGGTATTATTTCGGTTTATGCAGGCAGAGTATGGGTTGCAAAGGATGCGACTGTTTATTATTCGGCACTTGGAACATATAACAATTTTACAACAGCAAATGATGCAGGATATATAAACGAATTTCATACAGATACGGGAGTAATAACTGCACTCAAGCCGTATAAAGATTATTTGGCAATTTATAAAAAAAATACTGTATATCTTTTAACAGGGACAAGTCCGGAGAATTTTGCAATAGTTCCATTTGCGGACATTGGTGCTGTTGGGCAGGATACAGTTATAAATGTTCAAAACAAACAATATTTTTTAAATAAGGGAATTTATGCACTTGAGCAGGTTGGAGAACTCAATCAAATTCAGTTGGGAAGTGAAATTTCTCAAAAAATAAAAGGAGAATTTTCTTTATTTAGGGATATGTCTTGTGCTGTCGCATTGCATTATGAAGCAAAAAATCAAGTTTGGTATTTTATTCCGTACAATAGCGATAATTATTTTCATACGATTTGGATTAACGATTATAACAACAAAGCTTGGTATAAAAGAGTTTTACCTCAAGATATTGTAAAAATGACGGTTTTTGACGGGGATATATACACGGCAGATAAAAACGGAAAAATTTATAGAGAGGATATTGGAACTACTTTTAATGGTGAACCTATTGAATTTATGTGGAAATCTCCTTTTTTGGCAATAACAAGTCCTCATCACAGAAAAATCATTGATGAATTTTATTTTTTGTTGGATACGGAATATGACAACAATTTCGATTTTTCAATATATAAAGATTATGACGGAGAATATTCCGATGACTCTGAAAAAATATATTCAATACATCAGGATATGTTGATTTGGGCAGGAGAGGATACAAATGATAACTTACCTTGTCATTGGGCTTTGGACGAGGATACAATTCCGGTATGGCCAATCAGCAGGGATTCAACGGAAAAGGCTGAAATTTCAGACTCAAATTATTCCATACAGCTTTGTGTTCAAGGTTCCTCCGTTGAACAATCTTGTGCAATTATCGGATTGCAATTCAGAGAAATTTATTATGACGAATAACACCACTCATTTGTTTATAACTTACAAAAAAGAAAGGAAAAACAAAAATGACAGAAACATCTAATGCTTATTCAGCTTTTGTTCCTGAGGTTTGGAGCCAAAAATTAAACAACATGCTGGAAAAAGAATGTGTTATGCTACAATGCGTAAACAGAAATTGGGAAGGAGAAATTAAAAACCAAGGGGATAAAGTTAGAATTATTACTCCTGCTGATGTTACAATCTCAACTTTAGGTTCAGACAATATTACATACAGTGAATTAAACCCTACTTCACAAACTTTGGTTATCGATCAAAAAAAATTCTTTGCATTTAAAATAAACGATATTGCTGCTGTTCAGGCAAACACTGACATAATGGAAGCTCATTTAAAAAATGCAAGAAAAGCTATTGAAGAAGTTCAAGACGCATATCTTTTATCACAACATGCAAATGTAGATGCGGCAAATATTGTTGGAAGCGACGATTCTCCGGTTACACTTGACAAAACAACAATTTATTCAAAATTTGTGCAACTTGCTTTATGTTTAAAAAATTCTGATGCAGTTTCTTCAGGCATACGTCCTTGGGTAGTTATTAACCCGACAATAGAATCATATTTGTTACAAAGCACAGAATTTATCGGAGCACATAACGTTGCGGATGAAACCTTGAGAGAAGGTGCAATCGGAAGAATTGCCGGTATGGATGTGTTGGTAAGTACAAACTTGACTGCAACAGATGGCAAATTCTATGTACTTGCAGGGACTAATGACGGTATAACATTTGCATCTCAATTAGCAAAAATTGAAAGCCTTAGAGACAAAGACAGCTTTTCTGATTTGGTTAGAGGCTTATATTTGTACGGTGCAAAAACCGTTCAACCAAAAGCTTTGGCAAAAATGGTTGTTTCAGCGGGTGCTCAAGCTGTTGTAGAAAATTCTGATACAGATTCTGACTCTGATACGGATACTGATGCATAGTAGAGGTGCAAAATGCTCAAAAATATAAAAACAAAAATTAAGGAACTTGCAAAATCTGCAGTTATTATAGCAGAAGAAACTTTAGGAAGTAAGGCGGGTGTTCAAAAAAAGAAAATGGCTGTTGAATATGTAGTAAATCGTATTCCTGTGCCGGCACCTTTTAAGACTCTTATTTCTCTATTACTTTCTTCGTTTATAGATGACGCAATAGAATTTGCAGTTCAATATATGGAGGTAAAATGAACGAATCACAAAATATTTCATCACAAGCCGATAATCAAATTTTCTCATTTGGTTCCGCAGAAGATGTGAAAGCAAAAGCTGCAGCAGCCGTAAGACAAATTGAAGATTTGGTAAAAAGCGGTGCTATGACTCAAGAACAGGGACTAAATTTAATGAATTTTGTTACAAAAAAGGCGTTTGAAAAGTACACAAATTATAGTCAGGCACCAAACCAAGAAGCTGTTTTTGAACTGAAAGAAGCTCCGGAATTCTTCAACAGAGATGGCAGAATAGATGTCTTTGATTATCTGAAAAGCACAAATGCTGAATTTGATGATGATGAACTTTCGAAAATATCTGCTCTTGTGGAAAAAATTGAAAAAACTGCAATAGACAGATACTTGAAAGAACTTGAACACGAAAAATCATTAAACAGCGAAAATGAAGCCGCTAAACAGAGATTGCGTGCAATTGCACAAAATTCCGTTTCAGACGGTAGTACAAATCAGGGTTTTACTCGTGAACAAATCGGCAAAATGAGTGGTGCAGAATTTGCGAAGCACGAACGTGCAATTATGGAACAGCTCAGAAAAGGGCTCATAAGATAGCAAATTCTTTAGGAAACAGTCTTTTAGGCTGTTTCCTTTTTGAAAGGAAAGGAAATTATAATGAACTATTTAGAGCTTATAAACAAATGTTTGGTTGAATTAAACTACAAACAAGTGAATGCGTTTTCTGAACTTGTGAAAAACGAACACAAAAAAATTCAAAATATAATTAATGTACTGAATTCTGAAATTTGTACTTCTGACAGATGGAATTTTTTACAAAGAAAAACCTCAATTAATTTGCCTAAAAATACCGGTGAAATTGAAAATTCTATAAATGGAAAAATTGAATTAATTTTGGTTGATGGGGAAAGGTTTGCACATTGTTCGGATTTTGAAAACTTTTTTAGAATCGTGAATGATTACAGAGAATACATTGCTTGTTTTAGATGAACCTGAAGCGCATTTGCATCCAGAATGGCAGAATGTTTTTGTTACGCTGGTTGCGCTACTTGTGAAGGATGTAGGATGCCATGTACTTCTTACAACACACAGTCCAAATTTCATGATGGCTGTTGATGCTTGTATGAGGAAATACAAAATTACGGAAAAAACAAATTTTTATAAAGCGAATTTTAATGAAAATAGACTCGTCAGATATGATTGTGTAAATGAAAATCTTGACGTTATTTATCAAGATTTTGTTCAGTATCTCTCGGAAATGAAGGTCGTGCGTGATTCTTACCTGAATGGAGAAACTGATTAATGGTAAAAAAAGATGTAGAGGCTTTTTTAAACACTTACAAGACACAGTCTTCTGAAAAGG